GCTGAACAGTTGCGTGGCATCAACAAAGAAAACGCTGTCAAAGCAATGGAAGAGCTGCTCAAGCGTAAAGCTGGGCAACCTTGATACACAGGAGAACCAGTAATGTCCGCACTCTCAATCAGACCGCCCTACCCAGCATTCGCTGGCGCTGACGGCCAGCCGCTGGACGATGGCTACATCTGGATCGGCACAGCCAACCTAAGCCCCCAGGTCAACCAGATCGCGGTCTACTGGGACTCAGCCCTGGCCATTCCTGCTGTGCAGCCCATCCGCACCTCGGGCGGGTATCCGGTCTACCAGGGCACGCCTTCACGCTTTTACACGACAAGCGACTACAGCATCCAGGTGCTGGACAGCAAAGGCAGCGTGGTCTACACGTCATTCAATGGAAATATTTCCTCTGGGTCGGCAGTAACCAATGCAACTGGAAATAGTGTACAAACCATTTTTCCTGTGACATCTACACCATTCGCAATTTACATTAATGGCGTTTATCAGAACCAGAACACTTACACAGTGGCTGGCGGTAACGTGACATTCTCGGAAGCGCCACCATTCAATTCGGTTATCGAGTTTCTGATCTAAGGAGAAAGCAATGCTTAAAACAATTGGATTCCCATCAACACGCACCGGAGATCAGACCATTATCGATGGCAACCTTGTCATCGGTACATCTGGCAAAGGCATCGACTTTTCTGCCACACCTGGCACAGGCACAAGTGAGTTGCTTAATGACTATGAAGAAGGTACTTGGACGCCAAGTCAAGGTGCTGGCCTAGCAGTTGTTGGAACATTTAGCTCTACTGGCAGATACACAAAAATTGGCAGGCAGGTTACTGTCTCTGGAACACTGAATGGATCAACATCGATTGCTGTTGCACCAGCGCAAATCCTATGTGGAAATCTTCCTTTCTCGCCAGCTGGAAATAATGTTGGCGCTCTTTCAGTAAGCAACTTGAATCAATTTGGTGGAACTGTTACCGCTGGGACAAATATCTACAGCACCAGTTCAACCACGGTGGATACACAGATTTTGTTTAACACCACTTTCACTATCTAAACAGGTAAGAAAATGTCACTTACAAAAGTTTCTTACAGCATGATTGAGGGTGGCTGCGCCAACGTCCTCGACTTTGGTGCAAAGGGTGACGGAGTAGCCAACGACACCGCAGCAATTCAAGCGGCTGTTGACAGTCTTTCAGTAAGTGGTGGAGCTGTGTATTTCCCAAGCGGAACGTACAAGGTTGTGCCACCGACTGCAACTACCGGTTGCATCTGGATTCCTTACGACAACATCACGTTGTTCGGGGATGGGTCGTCCTCTGTGATTCAGACCACAACAAACGCTTCCGTTCCGGTTCACGTTTGCTCAACAAACGACCTGACCATCGTTCCTTCTGCCATCACGCAATCTGTTCAGAATTTTGTTTGTCGTGATCTTGCTGTAAACGGAACAAGCAGTCCTCAGTATTTTGCACTCGGTTACGGGCGTGGAATTTTGATGCGTGTTGTCACAAACGCAATTGTAAAAAATTGCTTTGTGACCGACATGAGCATGATCGGCATTTGCTCAGAGGGTGGCAACGGCAAGTTTTTGGTTGACGGGAATCTTGTCACTAACTGCTATTACTCGGCCATCAATTACAACGGACGCTGCTATCAGTCCATCATCACAAACAACATCTGCTTTGGCTCGAACATCAGTGCAAACTCGGTGTCCATCCAAGCCAACGGACACTGCGTAATTCACAACAACACAGTGTACGGAAGCCCTGGTGACTACGCGAACTGTGGCGGCATCATTTGGGGCGAAGGCCCATATACCGGTGTCGGTGTTATCAGTGGGAACATTGTCAAGCATTGCAGGTTTGGCATCAAGACGATTTACAACGGGCCATGCACAATTACCGACAACTTGATTGTCAATTGCTTGACGACTGGCGGCATCAATTTGATTGGTGACATTACGTTGCCATCTTTCCCAGTGGGGTCATCTGACAACATTGTTTCCAACAACACGCTGATAAATAACTATCCGGCGCAAATCACATGCTCGGCTCCAAACAGCGTCATCAATGGAAATAGGTTAATTGGACATTTGGCTGCAATCAATGCAGGAGGCCCAACAGAACCTGACACGATCATAGATGTGATCCCAGAAATCTCCATTGAGATGAGCGCAAACTATTGCTCAATCATTGGGAATATCATCAATGGTTCTGTCCGTGGTGTTGTCCAATTGGAGGGCACTGTTCTTGGTGTTTTTGCAAATAATGACATGTACGGTGTTAGTGCTGGGAACATGGCAGTCCAGACAACATCTGCTGTAATCGCTGCAACTACAGGCTTAATCAATCGCGTTTCAGATGGAACTGGTTTGTACCAGTCGCAGATCAATGCATCTTCCAAGCCAACTGAAGGATTTTGGCAAACAGGAGACATTTGGAACCGTTACCCATTGGTCATCAGCTCAACACTTGGCGCTGTGGTTGTCGGATTAGTCAGTACAACAACCACAGCAACTGCTGCGGCTGGTGCTACTGCTATTACAACGGCTTCCGCTCCGTCTGCGGCATCTGGGAATATTCTTGGAATTCAGCTTGACAACGGCTCGTACCATTGGACAGCTGCAACCAGTGTTGTCGGTGCAACTGTAAACTTTTCTGCGCCCATTCCCACTGGACGATCTGTCGCAAACGGTGCAAAAGTTTACGGTCAGCAATGGCGTGACTTGGCAGTATTGGCATAATTAACGAAAGGAAATCATCATGTCCAACGAAAATGTTTTTGTCGATCAAATAGAGGTTGCAGACAACGGGGTTGTGCAAGTTAGAACTTGCACTCAAGTTTTTGGTGAAATGAACAAGGTGAGTGCATCATTTCATCGCCATGTTGTTGTTCCAGGCGATGACTACAGCGGTGAGGATCCCAAAGTTCAAGCTATCTGTTCCGATGCCCACACTGCTGATGTGATCGCAGCATACAAAAAATTAGTCAAAGGAGTCTGACATGTCCGGTAATTCACAAATTGCATTTGCACCACTTGGCAAGACCATTGTGGTGGCAGCAGCCGCAGTTGCACCTGCTGGTATTCAGGCACCCGTCTTTGTCAAGTTTGATCCACAAAACGCAGGTCAGTATCGTGTAATCAATGCAGGTACCACAACCGTGTTCTTGGGCACTGGCCCAAACGCAACAGATGCAACGGCCAACGCTGTGGCTCCAGTCGCAGGAACACCATCGGCAGCCATTGTGCTCGTTCCTGGTGCAGTTGAAATCTTGAGATTCAACCAAGATACCTACTTCAGCGGCCTGTCCAGTGCAGCAGCAACCGTCTACATCACGCCAGGCCAAGGCCTTTAATGTTGGAGACTGACGTTATGGCAGTAGAAGGAAACGAGATCGACCTTGTGAAATATGGCGTGCTCTGGCAGAAAGTTCAGGACATGGACAAAAAGATGGACAAGGTCGAGCGCCAGCTTGAGGAACTGGTGGCGCTGGCCAACAAAGGTCGTGGAGGCTTTTGGTTCGGAATGACGGTGGTCTCGGGAGCTTCTGCGCTTGTCGGATACATGCTCAACTACTTCAAGCACTGATCATGTACAAGCTCGGCGCAAGGTCAAAACAGCGGCTCAAAGGCGTGCATGAAGACCTGATTAAGGTCGTCGAGCGTGCCATTGAGATCAGCACCGTGGACTTCACAGTGCTCGAAGGCCTACGCACTCCTGAGCGCCAGAAGACCCTGATGGAGTCCGGTGCAAGCCAGACCCTCAACTCACGCCACATTACCGGCCACGCGGTCGATCTTGGGGCTTGGGTGGACAACCAGGTGGATTGGTCTTGGCCGCTGTATCACAAGGTCGCAGCAGCCATGAAGGAAGCGGCCAAGCAGCTCGATGTGGCCATCGTTTGGGGCGGTGACTGGAACACATTCAAAGATGGCCCACACTTCGAACTTGACCGGAGAAAATACCCATGATCGACCCTGTCACCATTGGCGGAATTTTCAGCATCGGAACGAAGCTGATCGACAAACTATTTCCAGACCCTACTGCAAAAGCTCAGGCCCAGCTCGAGTTGCTCAAGATGCAGCAGACTGGAGACCTTGATGAGATCAAAGTGCAACTGAGCGCTATCATTGCAGAGGCTCAAAGCTCAGACCCGTGGACAAGCAGGGCAAGACCATCGTTTCTGTACGTGGTCTATGTCCTATTGCTGTGGAGCATTCCAATGGGCATCCTGACCATTTTTAGGCCAGAAGCTGCTGCGGCATTCACAGCAGGATTCAAGGCTTGGATGCTGGCCATCCCTGAGCCAGTGCTGACCTTGTTCGGTGTCGTGATGACCGGCTATGTGGCAGGCCGATCATGGGAAAAGGTGCGAGGTGCTGCCAAGTGATTTTGGCAGACACTCGTCAATTCGCGTAAACGTAGGCGCAGTACAGCAAGAAGGCCAGCCACAGCAGGCCAAGGATGGCGGTCATCAGCCAATGAAAAAAGCGCCCAAGTAGGTGATTAAAGGTCAAAGGCTGCGGAGTATGGGCAACGCGCACAGGGCAATCACGGCCCTGCCTGCAATTGCCATAATCGTCGCAGCAGTTCATGTGTTCTTCTCCTTGAGTTTGGCTTCAATGGTTTTCATTAGGTCTTCATCGTCATGCGATGGGTCGCCCCACCCAACAACTTCTCGCCAGAGATTGTTACGTTCCTCATCAGTCAGCCCAACCAATGTGCGCTGTGGTGGGGTGGTGTAGGTGTATTGCTGTGTGTAAAGTTTGTGTTTGCCAACGGGTAGGCTCATGTATTCCAAACGCCAATCCTTACCAAACACCTCAATGATTGCTCCGCACTTAGGTTCTTGCTCTGGTTTCACAAACTGTCCCCCAGCAATAGCCGCCGCGTGTTCTGCCTGACACTCTATTGAGTGTTCTTGGTCTGTGCGCGTGATGCCACAGTTCATTCCTTTGCATGGTGGGTGCGCCACAGGCTCCTGCTCTGGTTGTGCTAAGGCTGCTTTGATGACGGTGATGGCTTCATACATCTGCGGTTCAAAGTCAGCCAATATCCATCCGTCTTTATTGACTCGCTCAATAAACTCCAGCGCCAACTTCAATGCTTCGTCTTTAGTCATGACGACCACCAAGCCACCAAAAGGCAAGCCAAGCCAGCGCCAATGGCAAAGGCCAACACATAGCCTGCCACACGCTCCCAAAGCGGCTCTGGGCGGCCATAGCCCTGCACCCATGTGCAGTCTGCAAAGTTACGTGGTGTTTGAAAGTTTGAGTTTTTCACGATCAGCTCCTTGCTGGTTGGTTAATGTGGTCACACTATACCACGAAGTCCCACAATCAATGCAACTAGGGACAAACCCTAGATTGATGTGATCTCCACATCATGCGGCCTGCGCTTGCCATCGAGCAGGTCATGCAGTCGTTTTTCGGTCAATCGGTGGCATCGAATCATCACCCGAGCAGGCAACACTTCCAGAAGGGCGGCATAGTCGCTCAAAAGGGCGCGTACAGCCTGAATTCCAGACCCATCCATACGAATGGTGCCACCAGCCCTGTTTCGCTTGCCAGCGACCGCCAAAGCGGTAATGGCATCCATCAGCAGGCCACCAGAATCCTCGCAGACCTTCATGTCGAGCACCAGCGTCTCCATGAGGTTGACTGCATCGGAAACCACACGCCAGTCGTCCGTGGTGGGTGTTGGCACTGTCTCCATTGCATTCAAGCCCTCATACATCATGGTGAGCTGGTGCGTGCGGTGCGCAACAGGCAATGGCTCAGTTGGACTGGCCATCATCTCGTCCATGATGGTGTAGTACTTCCTGCGCTGCTGGCGCTTCTTTTTTTGCATCAATAGCCCCTCCAGGCGCGAACATCCACCAGCCACAGCGAGATGAAGAACTCGCCATTGGCAAAGCCAATGCCAAATACTGGCCACTTGTGCATCAGCGTCTCGATGCTGATCTTGATCTGCTTCCTCATGCCTTGGCCTCCAGCGCCTGCTGGCGCTCCATCTCCATCTTGACGCAGTGCAGAATCTGCGCAGCCAGCGTTCGCGTGTTACGCTCGGCCATCTTGCGCAGCTCACGCTCAACATCGGCAGGCAACCGAATGGTCATGTAGCGGTCTTTGATTTTTGCGGTGGCCATCAGTCGGTGCCTCCAGCATTGGTGATCGCATCCTCAAACATGTCAGCAATGGCAGGTGCACCGGCCAGCTCGATTGGCACGCCACTGGTGAGCAGACTGACCAAATCCTCTTGGCCAGCGACCTCGATGTCGAATCTGGTTTGGGCAGCATGGCGAATGGCTTGTGCCTGATTGCCAGCGCGAATCAGGCGGTGACGGTTAGTCTCCACATCGGTGACCACATAAATGCGTGTGCTCATAAATTGTCCTTGTGTTGGTTGAAAAAGGCCTGAATCTTGCCCTTGGCATCATCAGCACCTTTTCCCACTATACAACAGAATCTCACACTTTCAAGATATGCGATCCAGTCTTTCTGCTCGGCACTCAGGCTGCCACCCTTGCTGCGCTTCATCTCCACCCAAAGCCCCCAAGCAGGAATGAACAGATCAGGCACACCAGAAGACACACCCTCGGCCTTCAAGCGGCCAGCGGTGGCCGGACTGCGAGCCCCGCCATTTGGGATCGAAAAAATGCGCACGCCTGGCCAAGTCTGTCGAAACCAGCTCACCAGCTCGCGCTGCTCCTCATGCTCGGTGGGTATTCGGTCGGTGGTCAAAAGGGCACCTCGCATTCCCACTTAGGACAGGCATCAACCTCAGCCGCAAACTCTGCTGGCGGCTCCTGAAAGAACTCAACGCACAGGCCATCGGTGCCGTAATGCTCGCAGGTGTGGCAGCACTTGGGTGGGCCTGCTTTGACCCACTCGCGGTAGTCGATCAGGAATTGTGGTTCGGGGGGTCTGGTTGTCATTTGTGTTGATCTTCCAATATTTGTGCTTTGACAATTTCCAAGATGCCGATTGCTTCGGCCAATGAGATTCGATCTGCGTATTCGTAGACCACAGCTTCGATCTTGTTTGCCATCTCTCCAAGATGCTCGCGTCTGAATGGCACTGTGACGATGTTGCTCATGCTTCACCTCCAAACTCACTCAGACATTTTTTGCAGACAATCAATCCGCGCATCGCTCTGCGATACCCGCAATGCTCACACATCATTTGCTTCTCCTTTTTTCAATCTTCCACCAAAACCAAGGCATCACCCTGGTGTCCAATTCCCATATATTCATGCCAGTCAGTGCCTTCTGGTGGGTTCGAAACCTGCGCAACGCCTTCTCCAAAATCTGCCGCACACGCTCTGGCGATCTGCCGCCCATCTCCTCGCCTGCTTCTTTGAGCGTGCAGCCATCGAGCACGCACAGCGCAATGGCCTGCTCCTCCTGATCAGTCAGCGGCGTGATAGCCACCAGGCGGCGCGCAAAGTCCTGCACCAGAACCAGATCAGGATCGGTCTGCACCGGCCACCAGGCATCGATCGGCTCACATTGCTCCGGCTCAATGTCTCGGCTGTACCAGATCGCCTTGACCTCGCTGGGCAAGTTGGCCACACCGAGCTTGCCATAGTGTTGTCCCCTCATGCCCAGCTCCGCTTGATCACCCGAAAGAACTTGCCATCCATGCGGTACTCAATGCTGCTCGGTGGCATGGAGTTGCTCATCTGCACAGACAGGTAATCCAGCCCCTGCTCGCCCTCCATGCGCGAGACTTGAGTCAAATCAGCACCAGCACTGTTGGCCATGTTGAATAACTGCTGCATGGCTCTCTGGCCTGCATACCCATCGTGCAGCACCGGCAAGTACTCGGTGATCGGCTTGTCCGACAGGCTGCCGTAGTAAGTGCAGGCCAGCATCAACTTGCCACTGGCCTTGCTTGTGTGCGTGCGCCAGTTCCAACTGGTGACCTCAAGGTCTTTACAATCCAGACCCATGATGTCATCGTCTCTGAGCATCATGGCCTTTTTGACCGGCTCAGGAAAAGCATGGCCACAGGAAGGACAAACCATCACCGAGATGTGCACCAGTTCCCCACAGTTGTCGCATACCTTGACTGGTGCCTCGCCATTGCCATCGCCACCCTTTTTTGGCGGTTGCACATTGGTGATCGGGCCATGCGACTCGACCACACCGGCAAAGTCCAGGACCAGGCAGTGGTCGGCATGGCTTTTGACCCTCATCCCGCGGCCTGCCATTTGCACGTACAGACTCGCGCTCATGGTCGGGCGCAGCATGGCAATCAGATCAATGTCGGGGTAATCAAAGCCAGTAGTCAACACATTGGCATTGGTCAGCGCACGCAAGCGGCCAGCCTTGAAGTCGGCCAGCATTCGCTCGCGCTCCTGCTTTGGCGTCTCGCCTGTCACGCATTCGGCAGCCACCCCGTGCTGGCGCAGAACTTCAGCAATGTGCTGGGCGTGCTTAACGCCTGTGCAAAACAACAGCCAGGCTTTGCGAAAACTGGCCAGGCCAATAATCTCTTGGACCACCTTTTGATTCTGGTCGTCGGTGTCCACTGCAGCCTGCAGCTCGGACTCGATGTACTCGCCACCTCGCTTGTGGACGCCAGTTACATCCAGCTTGGCCTTGGTTACTTTTGATTTCAGCGTGGCCAGGTAGCCCTTGAAGATCAGCTCCTCGATGCTGACAGGCTCGATCAAGGCATCAAACAGCGCAGGCTTGTCGGTGATAAGACCGTGGCCCAAGCGGTAAGGCGTGGCCGTTAAGCCTATTACCCTGACATTTGGATTTGTACGATAGATGTTTGATAGCAGTGTCCGATAGCCACCTTCGTCTTTGTGGTTGACCAGGTGGCACTCGTCGATCAGAACTAGGTCCACGTGGCCAAGTTCTTTTGACTTGCTACGCACCGACTGGATGCCAGCAAACGTAATCGGCTCGCCCAAATCACGCCGGCCAATGCCAGCGCTGTAGATGCCCATCGGTGCCCCTGGCCAGTGCTGGCGCATCTTCTCGGCATTCTGCTCAATCAGCTCTTTGACATGGGTAAGCATCAGCACCCGAGTCTCAGGCCAGTTCTGTAAGGCATCCTTGCACAATGCGGCAACAATGTGGCTCTTGCCGGAGCCGGTGGGCAGGACTAGGCACGGGTTGCCCTGGTTGCCTGCTTCGAACCAGGCGTAGAGCTGGTCGATGGTGCGTTGTTGGTAGTCTCTCAACATATGCGCCCATCCCACTTCTGCCGCACTTCGGCAATTAGCGAATCACCACTGGCGCAGGCAGCAGCATTGGCTAACAGTTCCTTGCTGCCATAGACCCCTTCCCCCGGCTCACCATTGGCAATTCCAAGCCCGTCGATCTCATAGACTGCCACCCAGTCGGATGGCCCCTCAAGCCGCTTCCAAGGCACCAGATCAGGGTGCAGGACATGGCTCTCGCAACCGGTGCGCTGAGACTCCAACGGAATCACATCGTCCCATTTGGCGCAGTGCCAGGTGCTGTCCGACAGCGGCGTCACATGGGCGCAGGTGCGGCAATTGACATGCTTTGTCGTCTTGCTGCCGTGGCAGAAGTCGTGGGCTGGGCAAAACTTGCACTGATACCAGCTTGGGTCAGCGCTGATCGGCTCGGGCATCCTGTCGGTCAAGGCAATGCGCTGGCCACGCTCAATGGCTTTGGTCGCCACTTCCTTGTCAAACTTGATGCGCTCAGTGTGGATGCGGTCATCATCTTTGCAGATAGTCAAGTACAAGGCGCGGTCGATCTGGGTGCCTGCCATGTAGACTTGCATCTGGACAAAGTGCTCTGGCTTGGACTTCTCGACGCCATTCTTTTCCAGGTCGTCAAATGCCTTTTTGGATGCCGTCTTGAACTCGGCAATGTGCTTGGCCTTGGGTGCCCCCGGCACGCCAGAATCAATGATGGCATCGAGCGATCCACTGACATGGCTGCCAAAGTCCACCTTGAACTGGGCAGACACTTTGCGGACATCAAGACCGATGGCTCGCAGGTCGCTGATGATGTTGTCCTCCTCCTCGTGGCCACGCCTGAACAGCCGCAGGATGCGTCCTGGGAAGGTCTGCTGCACAGCCCAGCGGAAGTTCAGCCACAGCCACCTGTCGCACACATGGCCCAACGTACTGGCCCCCAGATGTGGCCGCGGCATTTCAGCCTGCTCCTCGTGGTGCTTGTCAATTAGCGACTGGATGTTATGCTCTGACTCGGGAATCTTCATGGGTTCTCCTTTGTAGTTGCCATTTTTATGCCCCAACCTTTCAACGGGTTGGGGCTTTCTTTCTTGCCTACTTCTTTTTCCAGGGCGCACCAAAGGGTGTTTTGGCTGGAGCTGGCGCGGCAGGAATAACTGAGGCAGCAGGCGCTGCGCTGCCAGAGACCGATCTGAAACCCTTGACCTCGTTGCTCGCACCGTACTTGGGGTCCTGCTTGATTGTCAATTTGATGCTGATCTGACCGCCAATTAAGTTGTCGGTATCAACCACCTTGGCTAAGCCAATGGCTCGCATGATGTCCCCCAGTTGCTGGCGGCCGATCTCCTCAGCTTTGACATTTGGGTTCTTGATGTTGAGATTGCTAAACACCACGCGACCTTGATGGCTCGGGCCAGTGATGTCGTAGCGGCACTTGATGTACTGGCCATTGCCTGCGCCCGTGGTCTTCAGCTCTGCCTGTGTAATGGTCGCTGTATACCAGCCGGCCGGCAGCGGCTCAAAATTGCCATTGCCTTTCGGCAGTTCGTTGAGTTCGATTTGTTCAGGTAAAAAAGCCATGATTATTCCTTGGTAATGATTTTGAAAGATGCGCGGCCAGGCTTGGCCGTGATTGCGTCCGCAAGCGGTTTAGTAATGGATTCATCTGTGGATTTCCAGACATCCATGTTGATCTCAGGTTTCCACCTAAACAAAGTGGCCAGGTGGTCTGACAGGCCAGCCTCGGCTGCCAGTGCCTGCAGTTTGTCACCATCAACCTTGCGGTCGATGCGGCCCGAGATTTTGACCACAAAGCCTTCCGGCTCGGCAGTCTCAGTGCCCTCGAAGTTGTCAGCAATGGCCAGCAGCTTGACCATCTGGTCCTCAACCTTGCGGCGCTCTGTCGTGGCCTTTCCTTCGTCCGTTTTGTGGCGCAGCCACTCTGCGCTCAAGGTTTGCATCTTGGTCATGCCATGCCACCGATCTTGGCAATGATGGCACCCAGGTCTGGCGCTTCCCAGGCTTCGAGCTTGCCAGAGCGATCCTTGGCCAGCCACAGGCCATCCGAGTCGCACATCAGGGCACGCTGGGTTATTCCTTCGGCATCGCGCTCAACCCTTAAGGCCAACACTTCGTCGAAGAAGTAGGGCAAGCCTTGGGTCAGGCTCTTGCCAGGCATGCCTGGGTTGTAGAGCATCTTGCCCATCTCGTCGGTGGACTTCTCCAACTTGGCGCTCATGTAGACATGCTTGCCAGGCAGGTCACGAAAGGCTCGGATCAGCTCTGTCATTGTGCTGTTCATCTCACCATACGCTGCGCGGCCATCCTTGGACTTCTTCATCTCGTGATGCAAGACCACCTCGGCCACCTCGCTGATTGAGTCCAGCGCCACCGACTGAAAGCCAGCGGCCTCCTTGCTGTCTCGGCACCAGGCAAATGCCTCACGCAGATCGTCCATGCTCGCAATCTCGATGTAAGGCAAGTCAGCGTCCTGGATAGACAGCAGGCCACCCTCGGCGCTCAGCACGATCACATTGGGCAACGTCTGCACCAGCGTGGTCTTGCCTGACCCCGCAGCGCCGTACACCAACACCTTCACTCCATTGGCAGACAAGCTGCCCGTTGACTTCAGTTTGATAGCCATTTGGCTCTCCTTTTTGGCACCCACTTCAGGAAATCTGTTCTGGGTGTGGTTGGATCATAAACCAGAAATAGTGTAATATCCGCACATTGCAATAAATATTTTCAACAAAGGAAAAAAAACATGATGACCCTTGAACAGATACGCAACGCCCTATCAGACCGAATGCCAATCAAGGTAGCCGAGGCGACTGGCGTTCACTACAACACCATCCGCCAAGTGCGTGACAACCCAAACGCAAACCCAACCCATAAAGTCCTGCTGGCGCTGTCCAACTACTTGGAAAGCCGCAAGGTGACGCATGGCTGACCTTTCCAACGTCCTTGGCGGCCCTTGGTCGCCACCACCAGAAAAGAGAATTGAAGCACCTGAGACACAACTTAGAGACGCCATGCTGTCGGCTGGTCTGGAGCCGCCAGACGAGCTGCTGCTGGACGGAAAGATTCACAGGTTCAAGTCCGGCACCAAGGGAAACGGCAGTCACGGAGGTGATAAGCCAGGCTGGTATCTGGTGTTTGGTGACGGCGTCCCGGCTGGCCGGTTCGGCTGCTGGCGCGCAGGCGTGGAGGTGACCTGGCGCGCAGAGGTTGGCCGCAAACTGACAGCCACCGAGGAAATGGCGCACGCCAAGCGCATGGCAGAGGCCAAGGCGCTGCGCGATGCCGAGCTGGAGCGCAAGCACGAGGTGGCATCAGCCACGGTCGAGATGATCTGGACCTCGGCTCAGACGGCCAGCCCAGAGCACCCCTACCTGGCGCGCAAGGGCATTGGCGTGCATGGGGCGCGCGTGACCGGCGATGGGCGCCTGGTAGTTCCGCTGTATGGCCAGGACGGCACCCTGGCCACGCTGCAGTACATCTCGCACGACGGCGGCAAGCTGTACCACCCAGGCGGCCAGACTGGCGGTAAGTTCTGGATGGTAGGCTCACTGGATGAGCCTGGCACGCTGTTCGTGGCCGAGGGTTTTGCCACTGCAACCACCATCCACGAAACGACCAACAGGCCGGTGGTGGTGGCCTACAGCGCCAGCAACCTGGTGCCGGTGACTGGTAGCCTGCGCGAGATGTACGGCTCCAGCCAGGACATTGTGATCGTGGCCGATCACGACAAGTCAGGCGTCGGCCAGCGGTACGCAGAACAGGCCTCGGCCAAATTTGGAGCGAGGATGGTCATGCCGCCAATCGAAGGAGATGCAAACGATTATGTGCAGGCAGGGCACGACCTGGCCAGCCTGCTCATGCCCAGCCACGACGACTGGCTCATCCCGGCTGACGACTTCTCAGCCCAGCCCTCACCCATCTCCTGGTTGGTCAAGCGCTGGCTGCAGGCCCAGGCCTTGGTCATGGTCCACGGCCCATCGGGCGGCGGCAAGACATTCGTGGTGCTTGACTGGTGCCTCAGAATCGCCTCACAAACGCCTGAATGGGCTGGCCACAAGGTGCGGCCAGGCAATGTGGTCTATTTGGCCGGTGAAGGCCACCACGGCCTGCGTGGGCGCGTCGCAGCCTGGAAGCACCACCACCAGGTCGGGCACCTGGCCATGTGGCTGTCCAAAGACGGCTGCGACCTCAACACCCCGATCGGCTACCTGAAGGTGGTCGAGCAGGTCAGGATGCTGCCAGAAAAACCATCCGTGATCGTGGTTGACACCCTGCACAGATTCCTGGCCGGTGATGAGAACAGTGCCCAGGACGCCAAGACCATGCTGGACGCCTGCAATGCCCTGATGATGGAGTTCAAGTGTTCGGTCATCCTGGTGCACCATACCGGCGTCTCCGACGAGGCCCAGCACAGGGCGCGAGGCTCAAGCGCTTGGCGAGGCGCTCTGGACATCGAGATCAGCATCGTGCCAGGCCAGGACGGCGCGCCGATGCAGATCGTGCAGCGCAAGTCCAAGGACGCCGAGCTGGCCGAAACCATCCACGTCGAGCTGCAGCAAGTCACCATCCCCGGCTGGTACGACGAGGACAACCAGCCGGTCACCAGCGCGGTGGTCGTTCAGGCCCAGGCGCCAACTTCAGGCAAAAAGGATAGCAAGATCGACAGCCATCGCAAGACTTTCGAGAACGCTTGGTGGTCATCAGAAGCCGAGGAACGTAATGGTTTACCCTATCTCAGCAGGTCGGCCATGATGGACTATCTGGTGCAAAAACTGGCCATCAGCGAGGCCTCAGCCAAGCAATACATGAAGGCCAGCGTGCCAGGAAAGCCGATCGCCGACCTTCTCACAGCCCAGATTATTGAGGCCTTTGAGCATGGCTGGTCCGTGGTCGACGAGGTTCAAGCAAGCGCCATGCTGATCCGGAAATCAACAAAATGACCAAAGTTATCCACAAGTTATCCACAATCACTCAGGCCGTAACTGGTAACTGTAACGTAAAAAAACGTAACTGTTACATTGGGCAAAAGCAGCGATTTGCGGTAACGTAACGTAACACACCCCTTTAGGGGTGTTACCAGTTACCGATCGATGCAGCGAGATTTGATACCAAACCAGAGCCAGACCATCAGAAAAGTTATCCACAGGCAGATTTCAAAAATGACCAAGCAACGAGAAACCCCAAACTTCGCAAGCTGGCAACACGACACCCTGGCCAAGTTTGCAACCGAGTGCTACACCAGGCTGCAGGATGAGATGGCTGCGAACGATCAGTTGCGGCTGGACCTCAAGGATGCGATGAAGCTGGCGCACAAACAAATTTTGGAGGACAATGCGGCATGACCACGAAAACACACAATCCCGCAGATAAGGTTGAACGCTGGGCCATCGAAAAACTGGTGCCTTATGCACGCAACGCCAGGACGCACTCGGACGAGCAGGTCGGCCAGATCGCGGCCAGCATCAAGGAATGGGGATGGACTACTCCGATCTTGGTGGATGAGACCGGCAGCATCATTGCCGGCCACGGGCGCACGTTGGCCGCACAGCGCCTGCAAATGACCGAGGTGCCAGTGATGGTAGCCAAGGGTTGGTCAGATGCCAAGAAACGGGCCTACGTACTGGCAGACAATAAGTTGGCCATGAATGCTGGGTGGGACAATGAAATGCTGGCGCTTGAGCTAGGCGAAATTGGCGATCTGGGCTTTGACCTGGACCTGATTGGCTTTAGTGCTGGAGAAATTACCGGATTGACTTTTGAAGAAAAAGATTTATATCCTGATTCCAGCACAAAAGAAATTGATCCAGATGACTATAATATGGGACACCAATGTCCAAAATGCGGATTTGAGTTTGACGATGATAAGTAAACCAGATTGCGCTTGGAATTTGTCAGACTTGACAACCATTTCAAAAAACGGATTAAAGGTAATGAGTACCTTTGCCTGTGGTGGCGGCTCAAGTATGGGTTACAAACGAGCTGGATGTGAAGTGATTGCAGCCAATGACATTGACCCGGAGATGGCCTGGCATTACAAGCTGAACATCAACCCAAAACATTATTTCCTTTGTCCTATTGGTGAATTGCTGGAAAAGGAATTGCCAGAAGAACTTTACAATCTGGACATTCTTGATGGTTCACCACCTTGTTCCACCTTCAGCATGGCAGGGAGTAGGGAAAAAGCCTGGGGTAAAGACAAACACTTTAGGGAAGGCCAAGCCAAGCAAGTGCTGTCTGACCTGTTCTTTGACTACCTCGACTTGGTGGGAAAGTTAAAGCCCAAGGTAGCCATTGCTGAGAATGTCAAGGGAATGTTGATTGGCAATGCCAAGGGTTACACCAAGATGGTGATGGCACGATTCAAAGAACTTGGTTACAGGCCGCAATTGTTTTTGCTTAATGCTGCTGATTGTGGTGTCCCACAACGCAGGGAACGGGTTTTCTTTGTAGCCATCCGTGATGATATTGAAGTCCAGTCTTTGAGGTTGGCTCCAAAACATCAATGGATAAATTGTGGAAATGCCACAAAAGATTTAAAAATAACTTTGGATGAATTGGAAGAAGTTAAATTTACTGCTAATACTGATTTAATCTGGTGGCCTAAAACCCGACCTGGTGAGGATTATGGAGATGCTGTTAAACGTACTGGACAACCAGTTAAATTATGGAATTCAAAAAAACTTGATCCAAATGCGCCATCCTTAACATTGACCGCAACTCATGCAATGTTCAAACATTGGAAAGAACCAAGACATCTCACATTTCGTGAATATGTGAGATTAGGAGCATTTCCAGACGATTATCAAGCTAAATCAAATAATATTGGCAAATACATGATTGGCATGAGTGTTCCACCTAAAATGACTGAACAGGTTGCTCGTGCAGTGATTGACCAATGGCTTTTGCCAAAGGAGAAATGATGTCCAAGATTGAAAAACCCGCTCTAAAAAAGCAGGATGCCAGAAAATTAAACGGCGGCGCACGTGAAAATGCAGGTCGTAAAGCCTTTGAACCCACCGATTCCGAGCGCAAACAGGTCGAAGCACTGTCAGGCTACGGCCTGCCAATCGAGCAGATCGCAGTCCTGGTACGCGATGGCATCCACGTTGACACGCTCCGCGCTCACTTTGGCACCGAGCTGGTGTCAGGCAAAGCCAAGGCCAATGGTCAGGTCGGCAAGACCCTGTTCCAGAAAGTCATGGCTGGCGACACGACTGCAGCGATCTGGTGGAGCAAGACTCAGATGCGATGGGCAGAAACCCAAAAGCATGAGTTGACCGGCGCTGATGGTGCCCCGCTAGAGTTTGCCAAGATTGAGCGCGTGATTGTGAAGAATGGGTAAAGTCCTGCAGCTGCAGACCCCCGAGTGGGCGCTGCCGCTACTCAGCCCCAGCCGCTACAAAGGCGCATGGGGTGGCCGAGGAAGCGGCAAAAGCCACATGATGGCCGAACTCATGATTGAAGCGCACATCATTGACCAGAAGCGGCGCAGCGTCTGCGTGCGCGAAATCCAGAAGTCCCTCAATCAATCCGTCAAGCGCCTGCTGGAGACCAAGATCGAGGCCATGAATGCCGGTGCCTACTTCGAGGTCCAGGATGCCGTTATTAAGTCCAGGAAGGCCGATGGCGCGATTATTTTCCAGGGTATGCAGAATCACACTGCCGACAGTATTAAATCGCTAGAGGGCTACGACTGCGCCTGGGTGGAGGAATCCCAAAGTTTGAGCCAGACCAGCCTTGACCTGCTGCGACCAACAATTCGCAAGCCCGACTCTGAGCTGTGGTTCACGTGGAACCCGCGCCAGGCTAACGATCCCGTTGACTTCCTGCTGCGTGGCCCGACACCGCCAAAGGATGCCACGGTCATCAAGGTCAACTTCAGCGATAACCCCTGGTTTCCTGCCGTTCTGCGCGACGAGATGGAGTACGACAAGCGCCGCGACCCAGACAAATACCAGCATGTTTGGCAGGGCAGTTACCTGACCAACAGCCAGAGCAGAGTCTTCAAGAACTGGAAGATCGAGGAGTTTGAGGCACCACGGGACGCCATCCACCGGCTGGGCGCTGACTGGGGCTTTGCCATTGACCCGACAGTCCTGGTGCGCTGCCACATCATTGGCCGCACGCTCTACATCGACCACGAGGCTTATATGGTGGGCTGCGAGATCGTCAACACGCCTGAGCTGTTCCTGCAGGTGCCCGAGTCCGAGAAGTGGCCCATCGTGGCTGACAGCGCACGGCCCGAGACCATCAGTCACATGAAGAAGAACGGCTTTCCAAAGATAATGACAGCAGTCAAAGGCCCGAAGTCGGTCGAGGAAGGCATCGAGTTTCTCAAGGGTTACGACCTGATCGTCCACCCGCGTTGCACGCATACAATTGACGAGCTGACGCTGTACAGTTACAAGCAAGACCCGCTGACTGGGAGAATCCTGCCGGTGCTCGAAGACAAGAAAAACCACGTGATCGACGCTTTGAGATATGCTTGCGAGGGCGTGCGCCGCATGGCCGCTATAAAGCCAGCGACTTTCAAGCCATTGCCAACCGCACATAAATGGTGAGAAAATAGGCGAAAATGAGGATATACCATGGCTCGACTCTCCAACGACCAACGCCTTGCCAACCTGCACGACGAGGCGCTGGCTCAGTTTGACGATGTGCAAAGCGCCCTGCGCGACGAGCGCCTGCAATGCTTGCAAGACCGGCGCTTTTATTCTCTATGCGGCAGCCAGTGGGAAGGCCCACTCTCAAACCAGTATGAGAACAAACCCAAGTTTGAGGTCAACAAAATCATGTTGTCCGTCATTCGGGTTATCAACGAGTACAGGAATAACCGCATCACGGTCGATTATGTGTCCAAGGATGGCACAGCGAATGACAAGCTGGCCGAGGTCTGCGATGGCCTGTACCGCGCCGACGAGCAGACATCCGTGGCCGACGAAGCCTACGACAATGCGTTTGAGGAGGCAGTCGGCGGCGGCATAGGAGCCTGGCGCCTGCGCACGGTCTACGAGGACGAGGAAGACCCAGAGGACGACCGGCAGCGCATCCGCATCGAGCCGATCTTCGACGCTGACAGCTCCGTGTTTTTCGACCTGGGTGCCAAGCGCCAGGACAAGTCGGATGCGAAGTTCTGCTTTGTTGTCACATCCATGACCCGCCAGGCTTACAAGGACACCTACGGCGACGACCCGGCAAGCTGGCCCAAGGTCATTCACCAGTACGAGTTTGACTGGGCTACGCCCGATGTGGTCTTCGTGGCCGAGTACTACAAGGTCGAAGAAAAGACTGAGACGATCCGCATCTTTGCAGCCATCGACGGCACCGAAGAGCGCTACACCCAGGCCGACTTTGCCAACGACGAGACCCTGGAAGAAACCCTGATGGCCATTGGCAGCCGGGAAGTGCGCCAGAAGAAGGTCAAGCGCAAGAAAGTCCGCAAGTACGTCATGTCGGGCGGCAAGGTGCTGGAAGACGCTGGCTACATTGCTGGCAAGTGCATCCCTGTGGTCGTCGTGTTTGGCAAACGCTGGTTCGTGGACAACATCGAGCGCTGCATGGGCCACGTGCGCCTGGCCAAGGATGCCCAGCGCCTCAAGAACATGCAGCTCAGCAAGCTGGGCGAGATCAGCGCCCTGTCGTCGGTTGAGAAACCCATCCTGACCCCCGAGCAGGTGGCTGGCCACCAGGTCATGTGGTCCGAGGACAACCTCAAGGACTACCCTTACCTCCTGGTCAACCCGATCACCGGGCAAAACGGCGAGCAAACCATCAGCGGCCCAGTGGCTTACACCCGGTCGGCAGCAATCCCGCCAGCAATGGCTGCACTGCTCCAAATCACCGAGACTGACATGCAGGAGATACTCGGTAACCCAGCGGGTGCCGACAAGATGGTCAGCAATATCAGCGGCAAAGCCGTTGAGATGATCCAGGCCCGAGTCGATGGCCAGGCGTTTATCTACATGAGCAACTTTGCCAAAGGCATGAAGCGCTGTGGTGAGATTTGGCTGAGCATGGCGCAGGAAATCTACGTCGAAGACAAGCGCAAGATGAAGACCGTGGATCAGGCTGGCGAGGTCGGCATGGTCGAGCTGATGCAGCCCACCATCAACCAGGAAACCGGCGAGATGGTCATGGCCAACGACCTCAGCGCTGCATCCTTTGAGGTCAATGTTGAAGTCGGACCGTCCAGCAGCAGCAAGAAGCAAGCAACCGTCCGCGCTCTGACCGGGATGCTGCAGATCACCACCGACCCCGAGACCGCCCAGGTGCTGAGCGCAATGGCCATGATGAACATGGAAGGCGAGGGCATCAGCGATGCCAATGCCTACTTCCGCAAGAAGCTCCTCCGCATGGGCGTAGTCAAGCCGACCGAGAAGGAAGCCGAGGAAATGATGGCCGAGATGCAGGGCAATCCGCAAGACCCGCAAGCCATGTACCTGCAAGCCGCAGCCGAGGAAGCCACTGCCAAGGCAGCCAAAGCCCGAGCCGACACGGTTGAGACCGTGGCCAGCGCAGAATTGAAACGTGCCCAGACCATCGAGACACTCAGCAAGGTTGAGAACGACGATCAAACCCTGGCCATCAACAGCGCCAAAACAATCCAGGAGATGATGCGAAATGGCTGATCCATTCCTGCCTGAGCTGGCTCGCGCTGCCATGATGCTCACCGCACGACAGCCCAACAGGGACTTCATGCAGGCAATTCCAGGCGGCGGCGGCAGTGAGCGCAGCGCCAACCCATCCTGGGACGCTATGTCCAACGCCGAGAAAGCTGCCTACTATTCTGCCAATCCCACGATGGCTGGCATTAACCAGTTTGGGCAGAAAGCCATTGGCTACGCACCGTTTGGGATTGGCTTGGCAGCGAGAGCGCAGCAGGCCATGTTTCCGCAATTTGTGGCAGAGCAGGCATCAGTTGCTCGCGGGATTGACCCCGGCACTGGTTTGCAAGTCGGCGGCTATGGTTCGCAACCTGGTACGTCTGGGATAACCCCCACTGGACTCTACGGCGACCAGTATGCGGGTATGCCTGCGCCAAAGGCAAATAATTTTGTCGAATCTCTGTTCAACAGTATTCTTCCCAGTTCTGCGGTGCAATTGAATCCAGCGCCAGTTGAAACTCAAACGGCAACACTTAATCCATATGGCGGAGTAAATCCAGCCCTGAGTTCAACAGGTAGCGGCTTCGCTGGCGCTGATATTGGCGCTGGCGGTGGTTTTACCGGCGGTGTTGCAACTGGAACCAGTGGCGGCAGTCCTGCTGAAGCCTCTGACTTGGGCTACAACCAAGGCGGCATGGTAGACGCTGAGAATCTAATGGGCCAAGCCCCTGGACCAGACGATGGCTATGGAGCGCTGCAAGGCGGCGAGTATGTTATTAAGAAGGCTGCAGTTGATAAGTATGGCCAGGAATTGCTGGACGCTATCAATAATGGCACCTTTCAATTCGAGCAAAGTCTGATAAACTTTATGGCAACGCCAACAAAATAACGGCATCCACCCAGCCGTTCTAATTGGGTGAGTTTGATGGGGTCAAGATGAACAAAAAGGCAGTAACTGGAGAAGATAACGAAGACGATAACACTGCGGTAATTGAGGACGAAGGCCAAAGCACTGAGCAAACTCCCGGCGAGTATCAATCCGCTGGCAACCAGGACGATGGCCAGGACACCGAAGATGACGCAGACGATTCGGACGAAGTTGTAGTATCCATTGGTGAGGAAGCGCCACCTCCCGAAGAACAGACTCATGCGCCAGAGTGGGTGCGCGAGCTGCGTAAAACGAACCGAGAATTGCAACGGCAGAATCGTGAACTGCATGGCAAGCTGCAAAGCAACGCACAGACTGAGCGCAATCCAGTTGTGCTGGGCAAGAAGCCAACCCTGGAAGAACACGACTACGATGCCGAGAAATTCGAGGTAGCACTGGCAAATTGGTTTGACCGGAAACGGCACGCCGACGATGCCAACGCCAGGCACGAAGCTGAAGTTATGAATCAGAATCGAGCATGGCAAGCCA